TCCTCCTAGTGCTACTAATGACCAAGATTTACCACCTCCAGGATTACCAAATATAAGGCCAAAATCCCCATTTCCGAGTCCACCTTGTAGAAGATTGTTGATTCGTTCCCAAGGTGTTGGAATAATAACTCTTGAGTCTTCCCTAAAACGTGCTTCAATATCTTTATTATATTCATGTCCTATATTTTTATCTTGACCGGCTTTCATTGCGTTTTCAATCATTAATTTGATTGAATCATAATCTCCGGCATTTAACAAATCTACACTATTTAAAAGTGCTTTTTTTAGTTGTTGGTTTTTACAGAATGTAGAAAATTCTTCTTGAACATAGGCCAAATCCTCATCTGATGCCTCATATGCAAGTTTAAGTTGATCTTTAAGAGATATTCTTAATACTTCATTATCAATTTTCTTAAGTTCTACTTTTAGAACTTCCATTGAAGGCGTAGTATGGTATTTGTCGTAATATTTTAGGATTTCTTTAATAATCCATTTATGGGCTTGATTATCCCAATATTCTTCACTAATAATATCATGAATGTTGGTTAAAAACTCTTTATGAGTTAACAACGATGATATCACTTTAATTTGGAAGTGAGGTCCGTATTGATTTAAATTTACTAATGTCATTTTATAACTTATTTTTTATAACTAAATTGTTCGAAAACATCTTTTACCCAAAATTCTACATTCCTAATTATAGCACCTAATTGATCAGTATGATACATGGCTAAAAACTGGTCCGGAATATAATTAACTTCTTGGGATTTGACAACCTCATTTAAGTATTTTTTATCATTTTCATCTAACATAGGGTTTGATAAATCCATAATTTTATAATTTTTCTCTAACGCATCAATTTCTTGAATAATTCGAGCATAAATTATGTGTTCTTTAAATTTACCTTCACAAATGTTATACACATCATCTAATGATATATCTCTTTCTTGTAATTCGGGGAATAGCTTATATAGTTTTTTCTCACCTAACCCCTTAACCCCTTTAACTTTATCAGAATTATCACCCATAAGTGTTTTATAAATGATGAAATTAGAAGGAGACATATTAAATTTCTCTCTTACTACTTCCTCAGTATAAAATTCTTTTTCTATAGGTCTATATACAATTACATTTTTATTCACTAATTGTAAAAAATCCTTATCTGAAGAAACAATAAATACCTTATCTTGTTTTTGTTTAGGGATTACTGAGCACAGATGTGCAATAATATCATCAGCCTCAACTTTATCTAAGGATACGGTTTTAACAGGTAATGTTTTTAGATACTGGATAATGCGAACTATTTGATCTATTTTAGCATCATCTTCATCTTCTAAATTATCAAAAGCATCCCAATTAGTGATGCGTTGAAGGTTTCTACCTGATTTATATTCGGGGAGAAGGTTCTTCCGGTTATTGGAAGAACCCGCTCCATCGAATACAACGTAAACTTGGGTTGGTTGGATTTGACGTATTAAGGCACCCAAAGAACGAAAGAATCCACCTAAACCCCCAACATGAATCCCCTCAGGGTTGACCATATTAAGCATTGCGAAATTTCTAAAGAATAGATTTAAACCATCTATCATTAATACTCTTTCACCTTCTACAGTCTCTTGGCCTTGCTCATCGAGGTTATCGAGGAGCTTAAGTAAATCTTTTTTCTTCATTTTATTCTGGTTCGTTTTCGAATGACGTAATATCTGTGTAGGCTTGATCTTCTTCAGCAATAATAAAATCACCACCACCTAAAATTTTCTTCCACGCATCTCCGTGTTCGTCTTTATAGGATTTAAGTGCTTTATCATCATCTAAGATAAAACCATGAGGCGTCATTACAATTTTACCTCTAGTGGTAACTCCGTTAATGTGGTTTTTGTCAATTTGTAGGTTAGTACGTTTAGCAAATTCTACCTGCTTACCATCTTTAATTGCTTTAATTTTAGATGTTCCAGCTGACATTACGTTACCAAATGTTACTACAAATGTTGAATCAAACCACATAGCATAACCTCCCTTATTCATAAGTTTTGGTTGTCCCATTGGGGATTCGGCTTTCAACGTCCATACTTTATTAATACAAACTAGTGTATTAGTGTAAGGTGATGATTCTTTACGAGACATCACAATACGTTGGTTAACGTTGTTACCGAATTGGGTTGACATTGCGCCGGCGTTCCACTCGTTATTGTTTTTATTAGATTTTAACGACATTTCACACGGTACAGACCCGATAGAATCCCAACAGAACAGCAAATCATAAGGTAAATTACCCTTTTTCTGTTCGTCAAGTAAGTCTAGAATAAAACCAGCAACGTCTTCGATTGAATTAATAGTTTCTCTATCTACATAAATAAAGCTACCATTATAATCTAAAACTTCTCCTGTTTCTTCATCTACAACTTCATTTACTTCAAGTCCCATTTGTACGGCATGCTCCCAGTTCCATTTCATCTCTGTGATAATGAAAACTGGGAGGATACCTCGCTTCTGGGCTGATACAGCTGCTTCAATCATAGCAGTAGTTTTACCTGTATCAGAATGCCCACGAAGCAATACAATATGGCCTTGAGGAATACCCGGTACCGAAGTGATTTCTTGGTACGCATCCGAAAGTGGAATCCAGGTTTGCTCTTTGAATTTAGCTTTTGATGTGAGTCCTTTCTTATTCTTAAAGCTATCTAGGTTAAACCCTGCTTTAATTTCGGAAGAGACTGCCTCCGATAGAGACTTTTTTGTTTTTCCTCTTGGCATATTGTTTTAATTAAAATGGTAAATCGTCGTCTCCTTCGAATAAATCGTTAAATTTGTCTGCCTTTGTTTTTTTCGTTTGAACATTCAAAGAATAATTTGACTTTGGTTCTTCTTGCTTATCAGTGTCAAAGGCAACTGACGGCTCAGAAATGATATCACCTTCTTCTTCACTATCTTCTGGTGATAGCCATTCTTGAAGTGATTGCTTCATTTCATCATAAGGAATTGCTTTAAATACCTTCATTGGATCTGCTTGGTTATCTAGCAAACTTTGAACAATGTCTTCTGAATCTGAAAGTGGTGTTGTTTTCATAGAAGGACCAATGGTGGTTTTATTGTAAGGAGTACCAGTTACTTCTGGTCCTACAGTAGTCAATTTGATATCACGACCACCTACAATGTCTGTAAAGTCACCAATTTCCTCATCAGCAGCCATATTCAAGAAGCTTTGATATACTTCTTTACCGAACTGCCACAATTTAACACCTTCACTTTCTTCACCACGAACAATAACAGGTGCAAAAATACGAACTTTAGCATCAAGCTTTTTAGCTAAACGCCAGTTGTCCTTATCATTTGTACCACGAAGTTGCTTAGCAAATTCCATGATTGGATCTTTCTCACCCCAATTTGCAGGTGAAGACATTACTCGTTTACTACCAATTCCGTAGTAAAACATCATTTCCGTAAATGGGTTGGATTTATTGTACTTTGAAGGTACTACACGAATTACCTGTTTACCTACTGAGGGTTTCCAGAATAAATTCTTACCATTTCCACTGCCACTACTGTTGTTGGATTGCTTGTTCAGGGCATTCAAGCGATTTTTGATTACGTCTAAATCCATAATATAACTAATTTTTATTGTTTAAAACTTAATATAATAACCTTTGTTTGGGAAGCCAAACTATAATTCAATAATTTTATAAATTTTGGTTCTGAGTTGTTTCAACTCATCATGTTGGGTTAGCAAGATAGTATTTTTGTAGTGTTGCCAATTGATAGGGAATCTGGTATCTACTACACCATCATTTAGCTTTTTAATTAATTCATTTAAAGCATTAATAGTGTATAGAGTATTTGATTCTTTTTTTCTATGTACTAAGATTGTGTTTTCAGGGATATGATTTACATTACCCTGGTCGATGTTATAAGTACAAACATACTCATCATTGCTCTTAACATTAAGAACAAAGATTTTATTGTACATTATATTATATTTCGATGTAAGACTTTCTACCAATGAGTCTAGCTCATCTAAAGTGGTAAAAGTACAAAACAGTTTATTATTCAAATCCGATATATTTAAAGTAGTGAAATCTATGAAATCGTCTACCTTATACATATTAGGTGGTCTCTCTAAAATCGTATGTTTTTCCATAACTATGTTTTACTTGCAACTTTTTGCTTTTAAAAATTTTTAATATTTCTTTTATAACTTCTTTCTCTTCCTCATCAAGGTCCAATAAAAAACTATCGTACGTATATAATACTAACTTCGTATTTTTGCCCCTTAATAATTTCAACATTTCCCATAATATACAAACGTTAGTGGCGGTCTCCAAATTTTGAAGAACATAATTCAATAATTTTTGAGGTTTCATGTCCTCTAAATTATCCTCCATAAACGTATGCCCCGAAATAGGGCTCTCAATCCAACCGTGCTCTTGGTAGTTTGCCCACAAATCGTCAGTATATACTTGAACTTTTTTAAAGAATTCCAGATCCTTATACTGCTCGAATACTCCTCCGTATAACTGTTTAAACGTCAGTTCCTTAGCTTTTTGATAATCCACCTCATACATTTCGGCAAATGCTTGGTGAATGTCTCTTCCACCAAAATCATAATCCACAAGATTAGCCAAAAGGGTGGGATGATAAGCACTAATATCCAACTCAAGCAAGTAGTCATTACGGGGGATAAAGCACTTTCTGTCCCCATTGTCTTTGTTAATTGCGGCATAATTTACCCCATTAAATCGGTTTGCGGGTCTTCCGGTAAGGGTTTTAAAGTTGAATTGAGTGTAGGTGTACTCTGAATCGAGTAAGTGAAAACGCGATTCAAATTCTTCGGTGTCAACTCGTAAACCACTTCTCTCAATGGCGTTGAATACCACTGTGGCTCTGTTGTTGTAAAATTCATTGATTGGTTCATTTATTCTTGGTTTTAGATCTTCAAAAGTTTTCTCACAATATTCATAATGTTTTACTATCGGAATAATGCGGTTTATATCTTTTTTATTTGGGTATTTTTGGTAAAAGAAGGAATGTGCTTGTGTATATTCTTGTATATACGGAGGCGAATTGAGTGTAATGTCAAAAAGCCCTTTTAGAATAAAATAATGGAGAAACTCTTTCTTATCTTTAGTGTACACGCGTTCAAATTTGTCTAATACGCGCTCTACGTTGTCTATACTAATGTTAAACGTTTCACTATGCGATATGGGTATAATGTATCCTTTTGTGGATTCTAACGGTCGAATGTAAACAGCACACACACCGTTTTCCACGGGGTGTACTTTATTAGAATTAGGAATAATTTCTACGAATGCTTCTTTAAATCCACTATTGCATAACTGTTCCCATTGGTCTTTACTTTCAACTAGCCAATACATAACTTTTTAATTTACCCCAATATAATATAGGAGTTTTACTTATCCAAACTTGGTTTGTAGAATTTTAAGTAATTACCTCTTAAAAACTCTTTTAAACCTAACCTTTTTAGTCTTCGTTCTCTAATCATAACCATATTGTAATTTGTTCTTTCCACTTCCTTCTCGTCTCCACTAATAGTCCATAAGATTTTGAATGGGGTGTAAAGTTGGAAATCATAAGTTCTATCTTTATTCCTTAAAGCTTCATACCCCTCTTTGGAAATTTCTTGATAAATAATTTCATTTACTTTGACACAAAAGTACCTTGTAAATACCCCTAAATTATAATCATCTTCTGTAGGTTTAGGGTAGTGTGGGTTTGGGTTTTTTAAGATTTTTGTCATATCCACACCCTGGAGGGCATTGTAGATGTCAAGGTCTCTCATTGAGTCCGGAGATAGGCTTTCACCATACGCCCCACCACCATCAAAATTACTAACATAAGAAGTATATGTACCTTCACCTGTGATTGGAGTAGATTCCCATTGATCATCATTAGATGGGGACTTTATTAGTTCGTAAACAGGTTTATCATTGGGTGTTTTACCAGTATAAAACTTCCCATTGTACAATTTATGGTAATATCCTATATACTCTTCCTTATTACTCAAATACACATATTCTTGTCCTCGAGTATATTGGTTAGTTTTTATTTTATTCTTTGGAACGTACATATTAAGATTTTAAAGCTTTACGTTTGTTGTTTGCATTGAGGTAAGATTGAACTGCTGGATCATCAAATGATTTTGGGAGTGCACCTTCACCAACATCACCTAAGTTTTTAACCTGCATTAAGAAACTACCCTCAGCATATAAAGTTTCAAGTAATTTGTTTACTGCTTTTTGAGATTGAGCTTTTGCAGGGTCTAGGTATTTGTCTCCGGTACCTAATGGGTTAGTATTTGGTGAAGCTTTTGGTCTTTTTGTTTTTATCTTTTGGATTGGGTTAAATTTAAGACCCGGAGCTATACACCCTTCTAGCCATCCTGGAGCAATTGGAGCTTTATGAATTAAGACAGCTCCCCTCACATATCCGTTTCCATACAATTTATCATATTTGTAGCCACCATTTCCATTACCTATAAGATGAAAACATTTACCATGTTTACCTGAGGTATGGGATTTAACTCTGTAAGTATCGTTTGGTGGTATACAACTTACACTATTTCTATTTCCCTTCCAAGGCAATTCAGATGTGGCTAAATTATAAAGAACCTTACCATTTTCATCAAATACAGACATTACACCCAATGTTTGGGCCCCATCATCACATAAACGACGTAAAATAATTCTTACCTTTTCATCTTCAGGTGCTTTTTGCTTTCCTGGAGGGGGGATATTACCACTACCCTCACTACCCTTTGATGGGGGTGGACCTGCTACACTAGCTGTAAACTTTGCGGAGGATGATGGTACTGTGGTTTTTGTTTTTGGTTTTGAAAGAGTTTCTATTTTAGTAGTCCAACCTTCAAGAGACACATTATGTGATAAACTTTTAACAATTAATGAGATTGAAGATGGGTCATAACTTACAGGTAAACCTTTCCCATCAACTTGAAACCCTTGATAAATTTTCATCCCACCTAACCCATGCATTGATAAACTAAGATTAAAAGGTAGAAATGATTGTACAGGGGCATTTCCATTTTGGACATATTTACCTATAATGTATGAAGCCATATTAGATATTACCCCTTCTAAAGTTGGGATATAATCTGTACCAAATTCTCTATTACCATATACTTCATCAAAGGCTACTTTAACTTCTTTAGTCCATAAATCACCTAATACATCTTTTACTTCTGATTTTTTAGTAACATTTAAATCCTGTTCAGTAGCTGATCTTTTTTGGACCATTAGCCTATCATTTAGTCCTTTACTATAAGCTGCAAAAGGACCTCCATCCCCTGCTGTGGAATTTGCATTAGCTTGAGCCCCTATTGAAATTTGAGTAGCAAAAGCATCTGTAAGTTCTGAGTTTAGGTCTAAATTTGTTACGAATGATCCTCGATTTTTTTCAACTCCAAAAGTATTAATTATAGGAAGGTTTTGACCTTCTTCTTTTACATTTAATATAGGGGATTCGGAAATAATGTTAATTTTATTTGAAGTTTCATCAAACATTACTCTAAAATTATTAAGCCCCCCTAAACATGAATTTATAGCACTTAAAATTTTATTTAAAAAAGTTAAAAGTGGAATTTCTACTTCATCTTTAGCATCATCACCACCCCCTAATTCTTCTAAAATTGTAGATATAAAACCTACATCAACATAAACATCACTTAATTTTCTAACTAGTTGGGGGTTTTCGAATTTTTCACTTCCCTCAGAATTAGATGTTAACACATTATTAAAATCTGTGTATGATGCTAATTGTTCCATTTTGCTATTATTTAACTGATTTTTTTCAATAGCAGAATATTTAACAATACATTTGGTAGGGTTAGAAGAAAAATTACCTGGGTATGATACCATAAAAGTATCATCTTTTTTAGGATCTCCTGTAGATAAATCCTCAACCATTTTAAAATTTAAAAGATATTGGCCTTTTGCATCCTTTAAATTACATACTTTTTGAAGTATACAAAGTAAAGCTCCAAATTTTATAGAAGTAATAGGAGAATATTCAGTACCCCCATAATCATTTACATCTACTTTAAATAAAGCACTCTTTAATGTAAATGTTTTTTGACTACTACCTATACCTATATTTTCAAACTTAATATCATTAGCGCTGGAGTTGTCAGTAAAGGGATATGCTGATTTATTTTGAAAAAAGTTAAATAGTTCAAAATTTAGTTGGCTTTTCCCAGCAGCTGATATAAGTATAGCGTTTCCTCCTTCTTCTTCTGCATCTTCTTTATCTTTATCTGAGGGTTGATCTGATTCAGAAAGGGTTGTTGAATTTATTACGGATTTACCAGCTGAACCATCAATTTCTAGTTTGGGAGTGTTTACTTTTAGAGAAGAAATAACATCTCCGGTACCCGTTAGTTTAACGGTTATATCATAGCTTCCATCAGAATTAAATTTCCAATTGAATTTTGAAATACGACCAAACATAGCTTCATAATTACCTTCTCTTTGTCTCTTTTCATTAGATATAATTTCAGCTAATTCAAAATATGTTGTTGTACCCGCAGGCTTGTAAATGTAATTTAAAGGTTGAGTATTAAAATCAGCTACTTCAATTTCGCCAGAATTATTTAAGTACACACTATGACCAAATTCTAATAAACAACTTAGACCTGGTCTTTGGTATAAAATATCAATAATGTTAAATTGGACTTCACTAAAAGCTTTAATATTAATCGTAGCAAAAGCTAGTGCACCATCATTTTTGTACTCAAAATCAACACTAGTTACACCTGGAGGAGGGACATATCCTCTACCTTTGGCTAAATCTGCTTGTGTATATCCAAACCCATAAGCTCCATCAAGAGCACTTTTATTTGGAGATATTATACCTGAGGGCATGGTTCCTGTAGTAGTATCCCCACCAATAGAAGCTGCACCCCCTAATAAAACAAAGTTTTTAGATAAATCACTACCCTTCCAATCAAATCCCTCAAAAATTCCTGATATTTCAATTTTTTCGTATACTGAAAGCCCTCCTCCCAAATCTAAACCTAGATCTATGTCTACAGCACTTACTAGACGCATCCAAGGAGTAACTGAATTAAAGGCTTTTTGAGATTTTAAACTTCTGGGAGATGAGGGGTCGAGACCCTCAGCTAGAGCGGATTGTCTAACTTTAATTTGGCTATCTACATAACCCTCGAATGCGTTTCCTATTAATGCCATTAAATAACTTCATTTAAAATTTGATAACTTCTTATTATTTCATTAGTGTTAGTTGGTATTCTCAACTGAGTTCCTTCTGTTATGAATAAAGAACCAAAACTAACCTCATTTGGGTTTGCTGCTGCTATAATCCAATATAGAGTAACATCCCCATAAAATTGATTTGCTAATAAATCTAACCTATCACCAAAGTCTGTAATGACATAGATATCATTGACATCTAATGGTATTTCGGGATAGAAATTAGGCTTGTAATATAGAGTCCCTAAAGTACCAACATTTTCATTGGTGTTTTTTATAGTCTGTAGTTTTTTATACCTTTCCATTAATTGTCGTAATTATTATTTTGCCCGTTTGATAAAGCAATAAACCTACCTGATTTTTGAGGTACAAAAGAATGAATTGGGATGAATGTAAAACCTGTTATATTAATCATGAATGGTAATTCTTTAACGGTTGAATCTAAACCACCTTCTTCAGTAATCCCAATCTCCCAAGGAGACTCTGAAGGAACCTCATAAGTAAGTCCCGTTATAACCCCGAGTTGGTTATAAAGATAACCACCTACAGTTATTCTAGCTAGGTTACCTTGCATATACCCTGCTGATGAGTAGTTAGGGGCTAAACTAGATGCTAAAAAGTTAAGTTTTTTATACATCGGAATCAATTCTGCTTTAGATTGAGCATAAACTGTCCACGACATACTTATAGTTCTATCAAACCCCTTATAGTTATAAAACTTATCACCCCTACCAATGTATTGAGTATCACCCCAGTCAGCACTGTATTGGTCATTAAATGAATTTATAAATGCTCTAAAATTCATAAATTGAGATTTTGAATCTTTAGTATTTTGGATACCAATACTAAATTTAACTAAATCATTATTAACACCTCCATGATTAGGACCTTCTTGTTCATAAATGCTACTAGCATTAATTTCATCTAGAATAGTACCCCCGGTTGAGTATGAAAATACGTTTTTAGCTGTACCAGGGTTGCCTTGATGTAATCTATTATTTTTTTCAATTGAAGTATAGATTTGTGGGGAGTATCCTTTAGAAGAAATCGTAGATGACTTAGATTCAGGGTTTAAAGGGTATCTAAAATCACCTTCTACACCACCTCTAGAAACAGGATCAGCCTTTATAATCTGGTTTTGGGTCCATGTAGAAGATTTATTATCTAAACCTTTTTGGAGAGTACTGTTTTCGGGGAAAGTGTTACCCTGTGTGTAAACATTAAATGAATTACCTTGATAAAAGTTATTATTAATAATTTCAGCACTCCCTGTGTAATCTACTTTAACTAAATCAATATAAGTTTGGCTACTACCATTTTTAGTAAGTTTAGCATAGTCTAAATTGCCAGAAAATAAACCGGTTCTATTAGTAGCGCTATTTTTAATTCCTGAGAGATATGCTCGTTCACCATCTAAAAGTTTACCTGTAGGGTTGTTTTTACTTAGTGTACTGTTTTCTCCAATTCTTCCGTAAAATTTGGTAGTAAATTGGCCTTCTCCATTTAGGGCATTCTGTGTAAGGGTTAAATTCTCACCTTTATCAGTACTAGCACCTAACAAATTGCTAAAATTTACAGTAGGTAAAGGGTGGATTGATTGGTAAGCGTTACTCCCTGAAAGTGGTTGACCTGTTGGGTTAACTTTACTTAGGGTACTATTTTCTCCAACCCTACCATAATATTTAGTAGTAAATTGACCTTCTCCATTTATGGCATTATTTTCAGGTGTTAAACCTTCAGCATTACTTGCTCCTAATTGGTTAGTATTATTTACATTGAACCATTGTTGATTTGCTTGGTAAGTTTTAATATCACCTCTAGCTTCTAAAGATCCGGATTTTGTTGTAGAATTATCAAAATCTA